CGGTATTTCTGGATTTAGCGGTTTTTCTGGAATAAGTGGATATTCTGGCTTTGGTATTTCAGGTTACTCTGGATTTTCAGGAATTAGTGGCTATAGCGGTTCAGGCGTTTCTGGTTTTTCTGGATACAGCGGTTCTGGAATAAGTGGATTTAGTGGATACTCTGGATCTGGAATATCAGGTTTTTCAGGTTACTCTGGAAGTGGTATTTCAGGATTTAGCGGCTATAGCGGTATTAATGGCGCAACAGGAACATCAGGATTTAGCGGTTATTCAGGAAATAACGGAGCTACTGGCACTTCTGGATATAGTGGCTATAGCGGAACAAATGGTTCAACAGGAACTAGCGGTTTTTCTGGATATAGCGGAACTAATGGTACTAATGGTTCAACAGGTACATCTGGTTATTCAGGATATTCAGGTATAAATGGTGGAACTGGTAGTACAGGTACTTCTGGATATAGCGGAGCAACTGGAGCAACAGGTGGTACAGGAGCAACAGGCACATCTGGTTACTCAGGATACAGCGGAGCAATTACTACTGGTTCTAATGCTCAAGCTAACAGTTTAGGAGTTGGTACTGCGGCTTCTGGAACAACAGGTGAAATTCGTGCCACAAACAATGTGACCGCTTATTATTCTGATGATCGTTTAAAAACAAAACTTGGTAATATTGAAAATGCTCTTGAAAAATTGCGTACTTTAAATGGTTTTTATTATGAAGCCAATGAAGTTGCTCAAGCTTTGGGTTATGATGTTAAGCGTGAAGTTGGCGTATCTGCTCAACAAGTTCAAGCGGTATTATCTGAAATTGTTGTACCAGCACCAATTGATGAGCAATATTGGACAGTTAGATATGAAAGACTTTCTGCTTTGATTATTGAAGCTATTAAAGAATTGGCTGACCAAGTGGATGAAATAAAGAAAAAACTTAATTAACTAAAGGATTAGTGATGCAATCCCCAAAATATTCGGTAGTGATACCGACTTACAATAATTGTGAGAAATATCTAAAACCATGTATTGATTCAATAATAAAATACACAGAAATGACTGACATAGAGTTGGTCATTTCTGCTAACGGCTGTACTGATAACACTAAAGCGTATTTACAATATTTAAAAACTGCTATTCCTAATATGCAATGGTGGTGGAATGATGAACCTCTAGGCTTTGCCAAAGCCACTAATGTCGGTATTAAAGCCGCTAAAACAGATAAAATAGTATTGCTTAACAATGATACTTTGTTGTTAGAACAACCAAAAAATCAATGGTTAAATAGGTTAGATGATTTTCATGCTGACATATCTTCAGTATTAACCCTACATTCTAAAATTACACAACAAAAGTTTGGTGTTTTCTTTTGCACAATGATTGATAAAAAAGTATTTCAAACTATTGGTTTATTGGATGAAAATTTTGAAACTGGTGGATGTGAAGATATAGATTTTTGCTTTAGGGCAGATCAGAATGGTTTTAGCCTTGTAGATGTTGGCTCTAAAGGTGATTTCCCTATTTATCATGTAGCAGAGGGAACAGTTCATGATCCTGAATTGGTATCAGATTGGGAGCAAAAGTTTTATAAAAATGAATTGAAATTAGCTAAAAAACATAACATGGATCACTATAGATATTTGCTTTCTAACAATTATGAAAGAGCAGTATTTCTTAAAGGTGATCCAGTATTTCCTAGAGAAACTCAAAGATATAACTGGGCTAGACAAAATTTAAGAGGAACATCTATATTAGAGATTGGTTGTTCTACTGGGTATGGATGTCAATTTTTACCTGATAACTATACTTATATGGGTATAGATTACGATCCAATTATTATTCAAGTTGCTAAAGAACAGGAATGGCGAGCTAATTGCGAATTTGTTAATGTTGATATTAATAAAATTGGAATTGACCACTACGACACCATTATTGCTTTTGAAGTAATTGAGCATTTAGACAATGGATTAGAGATTGTTGAAATGCTTAAACGACATTGCAAACGGCTTTTAATTACAGTTCCCCATAATGAGCCTAAAGGCTTTTGGGGTGAACACCATAAATTGCATGGTTTAAATGAAAGTAATTTTTCTGGTTTTCATTTTAATTACATTAACCATAATGGTGAAATATCAGATGTAATGCAAGAAGTTACACCTGAAAACCCAAGTAACTTAATGATTTGTAGGTGGGATAATGCCTAAAATACTATGCTCAATAGCAACTAGGGGGCGTTATCACACAACGCTTCCTTTAGTTTTAGAAGCTGTTATTAATCAAACTTGGCTACCTAACAAAATTGTTATTTTTGACGACAATGATGAACCCCAAGATATGCGAAAAGAAATGATTTATCAGCATTTCTTTCAAATAATGGCTATTAAAGGTATTGAATGGGAGTGGTTATTTGCTGAAAAAAAAGGACAACATCACATTCATCAAATGGCTAATCGTATGGATTTTGATTGGGTTTGGCGTGTAGATGATGATTGCGTTCCTGAAGCCACAGTCTTGCAAAGCCTGTATAGCCATGCTACACAGTTTCCCAATGTTGGGGCTGTAGGTGGTGCAATTCTTACTCCACCATTACAAGATACTTCTAAATCTACTGGTCTTATTAAAGACATTGATTCTGAGCCTAATATTCAATGGAATTTTATTGATGGAATAAGGGAAGTAGAACATTTACATTGTTCTTTTCTATATAGGGCTGGGGTTTATGACTTTAATTTAGGTCTTTCTAGAGTAGCGCACAGAGAAGAAACGCTATTTACCTATGGTTTATACAAAAAAGGATATAAAGTATTGGTTGTACCTAATGCTGTTTCTTGGCACATGAAAAACCCTCAAGGGGGTATTCGTGCTGAAACAAAGAAGGAGATGTACGACCATGACGAACAAATATTTAGAAACACACTCAGTTTTAATGACAATACTGTTGTTGTTCTCAATTCTGGACTTGGGGATCATATTGTATTTAATTCCATATTGGGTTCTATCAAAAATCCAGTTGTCTTTGGTTGCTATCCTGAAATAATCCCTTGTCGTTCTATAGCTGAAGCACAGCACCTTTTTGGTAACATAGATCAATGGAATATCTATGGCAAGATGGATCAATGGAAGTGGACTGATAGCTTAGAAAATGCCTACAGAAAGCTTTATTTATGATAATCATTCACCCTTTTGCCAAACCATTAAGAAATGGCAAAACTAACCCTAAAAACTACCCTTATTGGAAACAATTAATCTCCATGATTAATGAACCTATCATTCAAATAGGCGTAGAAGGTGAAGAACAGTTAGTTTATGATTTTCGTAAAAATTTGCCAATCCCAGAACTTAGAAAGTTAATTCAAGAATGTCGAATCTGGATTGGCGTAGACAGCTTTTTTCAGCATTTAGCTTGGGATGAAAAAAAATCGGGCATTGTTCTTTGGTCAGTATCAGACCCTTTAATATTTGGACATCCAGAAAACACCAATTTACTTGAAAATCGTGATAATCTATCAAAAAATCAGTTTCTTTGGTGGGAAGCAACAGAACATAATTCTAATAGTTTTGTAAAACCAGAGATTGTTAAAAATTATTTATAAAAAGGCTTTTTATGTTCGACCAAACACTTTTTAATTATGCGTTAGCTTTATGTGGTGCTTTGGGCGGATGGGTTCTAAAAGTTATTTGGGATGCAGTTAAAGATTTACAAGCGGCAGATAAGGTTTTGGTAGAAAAAGTAAACACCATCGAAATTCTTATAGCTGGAAACTATATGTCTAAAACAGATTTTGATAAAATTGCCGCCGCTATTTTTGAAAAATTAGACAAAATAGATGATAAGTTGGATAGAAAGGCAGATAAAAATGTTTAAAACTATTTGTGCTTTACTTCGTAAAAAACCTGAACCAGCTATTATTCCAGTTTTTCCTGTTAAAAAGAAACCAATAGCCAAAAAAGTAGTGGCTAAAACTGTTAAAAAACCAATAGCAGTTAAAAAAACTATCAAAAAGCCTATTTTGAAAAAAAAATGAAAGCAATGCACAAATCAAGGACTATGTGGTTTTCCTTGCTTCTTGTTATATTTGGTGCTTTAGCAGATAATTTTTCTTATGTCCAAAACATTATTGATCCAAAATATTATGGCATTAGCTTTATTGCTATTGGCATTATCGTTGCTGTACTTCGCTTTGTGACATCAAAGCCTATTCAATAATGTTTCCTTTATCCATAAACAGTTACATAATGATTGGTCTTGCTGTTTTAGCAATGGGTGGCATTGGTTATGGAAAATATGAATCTTATAAATTGGATGCTTATAAAGTAGCTCAAGCTAAAGCTGTCCATGATAAAGAAGTTCAAAGCCAAGAAGATACTGACAAAATAAGGAAGGCTAAAGATGCTCAAATTGCTAATATTAATTCCCAGCTTGCTGATGCTCTTATCAGCTTGCGGAACAGACCCAATCGTAGCCAAAGCTCCAGTAATGGACAAAATGGAACTGGGACAGCCCTTTCTGCCGAGGATGCAGAATTTCTTATTAGGGAAGCTTCCAGAGCAGACCAAATAAGAACTGGATTAGAAGCTTGCTATGCTCAATATGATGCGGTAGCTAAATGATTTATTCTAAAAATGGGCTTCATCTTACAGAAAGTTTTGAAGGATGCAGACTTACTTCTTATCCTGATCCGGGAACTGGTGGTAGCCCTTGGACTGTTGGTTATGGGCATACTGGTTCTGATGTTCATCCCAATATGACCATAACTCAAGAACAAGCTGAAGAATTATTAATGCAAGATGTTCAAAAATCAGAAATGACAGTAGCTAATAAAATACATACAGACATAACTCAAGATGAATTTGATGCCCTTGTAGACTTTGTTTTTAATGTTGGAGCAGGAAACTTTGCTGGTTCTACCCTATTAAAAAAAATTAATGCTGGCGATATGAAAGGTGCGGCATTAGAATTTGAAAAATGGGATATGGCGGCTGGTCGTCACATGGCTGGACTACTTAGGCGTAGACAAGCTGAAGAAAAATTATTTGATGGGCTGGTATGACCGATATTTACGATATGGCTTCAGACAATGAAGAACGGGATCGGGATTTAGCTATTCAAATTGCTCGTTCTAAACCCAAAAATCATTCTTTTACTGGGCGTTGTCTATATTGCAATGATAATATTGTTAAAGGGCTATTTTGTAACGCCTTTTGCCATACCGATTACGAATCGGAGCAAGTTATTAAAAAGCATCAATGGCGATAGATATACAACAATATACTAAGTATAAGTATTCAATATTCTTGAATTTAGAATTTTTCTTTAAATAAATCTAGCAATAATGTAAACAATCACAACTGCAAGTAACCACCATTTAAAACTGCCATCAAATACCCAGTTTATAAAGTTCATTTCTCACTCGCTTTCTTTAGTAATTCTTTAGCCTTGTCCCATGCGTCATGTTTTCTGTCAGAAATAGCTATGATGTTTTCTAACGCTTGTTCCAATTCAGCTATGCGGTCTGCTGGATGGGTGTAGAGTGGAATAAAATCATCAGGTTTTATTGGGCTTCCCATACCAGCAAATACTTGACCGCTTTCTTTGTGCATCCACGCTACTGGTTCATTGTTCATTTAATAAACTCCTTGCCATAAATTAAATTTAGGTTTCTATCTAAATCTTCTTTTAAGTGATATTGCTTTAGCTTGGCTTTCAACGTTTCTATTTCAGTTTGCATGACCCGAAGCTGTTGTCTAAGTATCATTTCAGTATCTTCTTTGTCAATCCAACCAAAAAAAGGAACTGGCTCTCTTTCAGCTTCTTCTCTGTCGCTGGTAGTAAAAGTAGTCATGCGTAATCTGCTGTCTTTATAAGTAATAGTTGAATACAAATTTGTAGCTCTTGAACTGCATCATAGATTGGTTTATAGCCATTGATATGGGCGTTATTATCCAGTATTTCTATGTGACTAAGTAACTGTCTTGCGTGTTTAATATCGTGTGAAAGGTCGTTCATTTTTTATATCCTCTAGCGTATAAAATAATAATTAAGATAAAGCCAGCTATTACCAAAAAAGCAAATAGCATGGCTATATCGTTCATTTAATGCGTACTACTTTTGCCCTTTTTAAAACACTTTCGTACTGGGCTTTTGCTACATCGTCTAACTTCCGCAAAGGAAGCTCTTGGTAATACTTGTACTTTGCCTGATACTCAGGCTGTTCGGAAGGGCGAACCCATCCGTACTGTTTGATCCAGCGTTCTTCGATGTCAGTCCCACTTGCTGTCCAGATATGTTCGTTCATGCTATCTCCTAATTAAACTAATAAAAGGTCTAAAGCTTGGTTTTTAGCGCGTTCGCCAGCCCCAAACCATGCGCTATTAAGTCGCGCATCGTCTGATCTTGTAGGGTTAAAGTGGTCGTAGTATTCTGTAACCGCGTTAACCATACCCCATTTGGTATGACCTACTAACTCAATGCCTTTAGCTTCTTCATTAAAAAGCGCCAAAATCTTTTTATATGCTCGATTGGTGGTTACGTCATATTCTTCATCAGCTAATTGAACTGAAGTAGCCACTAAAAAACTTACAAAATCTTTTGCTTCTTCAGCGCTTAACTTTGCTTTTTGCAAATGTTTTGCCATTTCCATAAATGAACCAAAGCTCTCCACCGCATTACCAAGCTGGGCTTTAACTGCTACATGGTCAAATTGCTGAATGTGGCTAAATGACACTTGGTTCACATCGCGGTTAACCGCCGCTGTAAGGGTGTTATTACACACTACGCGAACTGTTGTGAACCTAGCAGTAGTAGCTAGTGTCTTGTCGCAAGAAGTAGACAGTAATAAAAAACCGCCGATGCCATCACCTTTGCAAACTTCGCCAAACTTACCTGTTTCAGCTAATGCCCACATCCGTTTGCCACCCATAAGAGTGCCAGCCGTGTGAATCTTAAAGCCGTTCTCTGCCACTAAATCACGGAAGAACCCAAGAACTTCTCTAGGTTGAACTGGTTTATAACGATTTGATACAACAGACAATGGGGTATTGTCGTCAGAACGATACAAAACACTTTGCCCTGAATAAATTTGGTCGTTGCCTTGTGCATTAAAGCGAACAGGTGAACGCTCAATGCTCCAATCCATGCCAGCGGCTACTTGCCATTGTTCAATGCTTGCGCCTTCTTCAAGCTCTTGCCCTAGCTTATGCCAAGGGGTTTCACCTACAAAAGCCATTTCAACAAATCCGTTACTACGTTGCGTTAATTCATGTGCCATGATTTTTCCTCTAGTTAATCATTTACTACTTTTCCAGTTGCCTCAAAATTAAGGTATCTGTAACACTATCCAATATTTCACGCGCTTTAGCTATCGCGTCATAACTGGGTTCTACTTTAAATATGACAATTACTTCTGGTGTCATATATGCCGTTGTGCCATCAATCAGCATCTTTTCAACTTCGTTCATTTTTTAGTGACCGCAAATAACTCTACGCGTTCTCTTGCTACTCGCAAAGTGTTGTACCGCTGATGTAGGCGTTGCAAAATAGACCAACGCTTTTCATTTTTCTTTTCTGATTTAAGCAATTCCAATACTTCTTCTTCACCAAGATTAGACAAAATAGTCGTTAAAGTTCTCCAACTATAGTCACTTGCTTTAGGCGTTTGTTTAATCCAATTCATTTTTAATTCCTTTCAAGGGATTTAGTGTAACAGATTTATTGATAGTGCAACAAATTTATTTAAGTTCTTCAATTGCAATGTCTGAAATAGCCCTTTTATCAGCTAAAGCCGCCCAAATACGTTCATCAATCGTTTTATTTGTTAATAGAACATAGCACCAGACATCGTGCTTTTGCCCACCCCGGTGCAATCTGCCTATGGTTTGCTCAAATAACTCTAAGCTCCAAGGCAAAGATACAAACACCATTTTGCTACCACCATGCTGAAGATTTAAGCCATGCCCAGCGGACTTGGGGTGAATCAATAGCAACTCAATCTTGCCTTCATTCCAACGCTCTATAGCCTTATAGTCATTGATTGTCTGGGCGTGAGGGTAGCGGCGTTTAAGTTCTTCTAGTTCTTCTTTGTAGTTGTAAACAAGTAACGTATTAGCGTGTTGATTCTCTGATAAAAGATCGTCTAATGATTCAAATCGGTGATCTGAGAACCATACAGGTGTTTTAACTGAATCAAACTGCCCTGCGGTACTAGAGGGTGTTCGTTCTGTGTGATAACAAAAGCCTGATGCCATCTGTTGTAGCTTCTGAGTTACTACAGCCGAATTAGCCGCAATAATTTGCGCTTCTGGAAATTGGTAAACAAAGTCCCTTTTCATTTTTTCGTATGGCTCGCGGTCTGACAAACTACAACGTATCTCTACTGTATGCAAAGGTGGGAGCTTGTCTTTATACTCGGCTGACTCTAATAAGAAGGTGGCTGGGCGAATCTTCTGCATCACGGCTTCTAATGCGCCCAGCCGAGGTTGCCAATCGCCGAAGTCACGATTGACACACACAAAGTACTGCTGTAGGAACGCTCCTTTGCTCCTACCTAATAGGGTTTGATCTATCACTTTGCATTGACCAAACACATCTTCTAAACCATTAGATGTAAAAGAGCCGGTTAATCCCCAGCGAAACTTAAAACGATCAATTACTTTAAGTAGGTGTTTATACCTAGTACCAGAAGGATTTTTGAGCTTGGTCAGTTCATCAAATACGATGCCATCAAACCCTGCTAAATCGGGCAAGGTTTGGATATTGTCGTAATTGGTTACAACGATCTGCGCTTTGGATTTGAAGGCTTCTTGACGTTGTTTAGGCGTTCCTACCGCTATTGCCATCTTCATCTTGGGAGTCCACTTAGCCAACTCTTGCGCCCATACATCGGTGCAAACCCGTTTAGGCGCAAGAACAAGCCAGCGATTGACATGATGGTCGTTATATAGGGCTTGCATAGCGGTTAAAGCGATGGCAGTTTTACCAGCGCCAACCGATGCAAGAATCATTGCCCTATCGCGCTCATATAAGAAATCAACTGATTGCTCTTGATAATCGCGTAGTTTCATAGTTTTATACCTGCCGCCCATTCATTAATGGCTTCGGCGGTGTTTAGCAACGCATATTGTTGCTTTAACGCAATCATTGATTCAGCAAACAGTTCTTGCATAGGGGATATAGAGCCGCCTTTAGGACGCTTCAATTCTACAAACCAAGTATCACCATTAGGCAAACAAGCTATACGATCTGATACCCCGCGCTGTGTAGTGGTCTTGAACTTAAAGGTTCTACCGCCCATTATTTCCACCTGCCATATAAAGTAATTTTCAATTTCATGCTCTTTTAATGCTTTTGTTTTTCGTGTCATGCTATAAATATATCATAAAATCTGTTGCGTAACGGATTTGTTTGTGTGTATACTGGACGTTCTAAATAAATTAATGCTAAAGATAAAGGTTAAAAGATCATGGCTAATCACTCATCTATCGTAGGCGGATCAACCGCTTCACGCGTTATCAACTGCCCCGCATCGGTGGCATTGGTAGCCAAGATGCCTCCCCAAAAATCCAGCAAATACGCTGATGAAGGCACATTACTGCATAACATCATTGCAGAAGTATTAGATAAAGGCGTTACGCCCGAATCTTTACTTGGCACAAAATACAAAGCCCATACATTTACACAAGCGCTATTAGATGAAAAAATTAAGCCTGCATTAGAACGCTTTGCAGAAGTTGATCCTAATGGTGAAATGGAGTTTATGGTTGAAACCGAGGTTCACTTTGATAAGTTTCTTGATGGTGTCTTTGGTTCTGGTGATGTATTAGGGAAACTACCTAATAGGGCTGTTGTACTTGATTGGAAGTTTGGCGCGGGTGTTATCGTTGAAGCCGAAGAAAATATGCAAGGAATGTTCTATGCGGCGGCGGCTATGCGTACACCTGAAACCAAATGGATATTTGAAGGTGTAGAAGAAGTTGAAATTATTATTATTCAGCCTCCTATGATGAAACGCTGGGTGACTACTCCTGCTCGTATCAAAGAATTTGAAATTGAATTAGCAAGTGCAGTTAAAGAATCGGCTCATGCTTCCGCTACTTTAAAGGTAGGCTCACATTGCAAATGGTGTACAGCCAAACCAACTTGTCCTAAGATAACAGGTGAAGTAGATCGTGCCTTGATGGTTCAATGGAAAAACATTGATCCTGTGATGGTAGGAAATTACTTACGCAATGCCGACATTCTTGAAGGCTGGATCGCTGACCTCAGATCGTTAGCGCATCAGATGTTAGAAGAAGATATTGCTATAAAAGGTTACAAGCTGGTAGCTAAAAGGGCTACTAGACAATGGGTTAGCGAGGACAAGATGTTGCTGAAGATGGCAGAGCTTGGACTTGATCTAACTGAGCTAATAGAGGAATCTATTATTTCCCCCGCCAAAGCTGAGAAGGTGCTTAAAAAACACAAGCTCGAATTGCCAGAGGAATTAGTAGTGGCTGTTAGTTCAGGCAGTACGTTGGTTGAGGACTCTGATCCAAGACCAGCGGTATTACAAATTGGGAAGCAAATCACCGCCGCCCTTTCAAAATTAACTTAATCTCAGGAATAAAATAATGTCAAATTTAACTACATTTAAATCAGCAGGACTCCCAGCAGTACAGGACTTAGCTAAAGCACTTCGCGCTAATCTTTCCAAAACCAATGATGTTGGTGTTGTTATCGCTAAGATGGACAAGACAGGGCATTGGACTTTTGGTGCAGATCAAACAGGTGTTGAGAAGGATTCAGAATGGGCTATTAACCCTTTCTCTTTCGTTCACGGCTTTGTAGCTTGGGGAGCAGGGCAGTTACTAGGCGAAAAAATGGTTTCAGTTACACAGCCATTGCCAGCATTAGAAGCCGCGCCTGATGGCGCTCCTAAAGGTTGGGAGCAACAGATTGGCTTTGCAATGAAATGTATGTCTGGGTCTGATGAAGGCTTAGAAGCACGTTTCGCAACAGCTTCTTTGGGTGGCAAACGTGCAGTACAAGAGCTAGGTACAGATGTGTCAGAGCATATTATTGCTGATCCATCTACGCCAGTAGCAATTGTTAAGCTGAAAAGCTCCCATTATGTTCACGACAAATTCGGTAAGATTTTTATCCCTGAATTTGAAATCCTTAACTGGGTGTCGATGGATGGTGATAGCGATGAAGCCCAACCTGAGTTGGAGCTTGATGAGCCACCAATGGTTGAAGAAGTAGATGCCGCGCCAGTACGCCGCCGTAGAGCAGTTTAAGTAATATGGGGTTAGTTCGACACTATTCAGCTTGATTACACGAAGTGGAAAGACTAAAAAGACTTACTAACCCCACCTAACCTAGAGAACAAAATGCGTAAAGAAAACTTATCACCAGATGATCGTAGAGCCATTAGTCAAGTCAAACTTGCATTGGTTAAAGCCGCTGGCGTAAAACTTGAAAATATATTCCCAAGCCTTGGAGCTAAGAGCGTGAAGATTCACCACACTAAAAGCCTAAGCCATACTCGTAAGGGTTCTGGTAGAAAGCACCAGCAAGGGAAAGCGTAATGGATACTTTTGAGCAAACAATATCAAAAATGTGCCCCGATGCAGATAGCTTTGCTTTTATAGCAATGCCTTCTGATGGCGTAGGCGTTGCCGCCATACAAGGGGA